CACCTCTCGCTTTGACGCCAAAGAGACGTCATACTTTCTCTTGCCACACTTTTCACGAGGACCTTATGAGATTCCGAAGCAAAACACTGTCATCTAGTACTACGAGTGCGACTATGACCGACCAGTTGAACAATCAAACGTACAACTATTCGTTTCAGAACTTTCACACGCAGTCTATTACTGACTGTGTCACTCCGGGCTATCATCGGATTCGACGTGAGAAGAGCGTACTTCCATACCTACCTGTCAACATTGACGATTGGCAAACCACTGGCACGCCTGAGTACCACTCGGTCAGAAGGAATTCTGACAATAAACGAGAGTACGGGACGCAGTTCATGTATGAGCCATACGTTGTTGAAGTTCCGTCAATACCATCGACGGATCCTGCCATCATTAGCTACGTGATGAATGCTGCCATTGCCGAGGCGAAATCCTCGACTTTTGACATCCTCACCACCATGGCTGAAGTTGGCAAGACACGCGAAATGATTTATTCGCGTGCCAAGTCAGTTGTCGATATCGGTACACGTACCGCAAACAAGACCACCGCTCGCATGAGACCTCGGCCTAAAGGCCGTAAGTCCCTTGCTAGTTGGGGTCATGAGTGGGCGTCCCGATTCAACGGCTACTGGCTTGAGGCAAGGTACGGATGGAGGCCGTTAATTGGAGAGATCGGAAACGGTGTGCAGTACGTACAGGAAATGTTCAATGAGGACCGCATGAATGAATCGAAGGCCAAGGCCTCCGAGGACATCTCTGCGTCCGCAACGAATACCTATACGGGCTCACTCCGCAAGATCTATTCCACGGCTTCCAGATCGGGCACACGCACTTATCGTGGGTATGCCCTGGCGGTTGGGGACTTTAACAAGCTACCGCAGGTCCAGCCTGTCACGACTGCATGGGAGATTGTTCCATACAGTTTCGTGGTTGACTGGTTTGTGGACATCGCTTCGTTCCTCCAAGCGTCAACGCCTATTCCCGGGGTGGATATCCGGGCGAGTGGCTACTCCATCAAAACGGAATACGAGGCCGAGCGTACGTGGATCAGCCAAGCCTCCGCGAGCCCTCTCTATACATTCGAGAGCGCAACGCAGGGGCGCTATTGGTCGAAACGCGAAATCTACGCTCGTACTCCTTCCGGTGTGATGGTTCCAAGACTCTATCCGCGTCTTAACACATTGCGAACACTAGACCTGGCATCTCTACTAATTCAAAGAGCTCTGCCGATAGTCTCGCTTCTCAAAAAAGGAAAGTAACTATGTCCGCACTTACCATAGGCGGTTCACAGACGGGCGGTACCAGTAAGACGCTGTCTCCTGCAGGGCAGGACAGCGCTGGCCGATATCGCTACGTTTTCCCGGAGCACACGGCTCTGTCCAACCGTATCTTGACAGTTGGTGTCAAGGCCCAG